ATGCTTTGAGTTTCGCCATGTCTTATGAATTCAATGGTGGATGGATCAGGTGAACCTGTCTCGTAATATTCTAGAGCCAGGTCCTGTAACTTGTCAAGTGCATCGTCTTCGTTATTTACCGAGTAGACGAGCTCGCCGCTGACGCGGATCTCAAATAACCCGAGTTTTTTCATGGCCCACACGAATCCGAGGGTCACACCAGATCTCCATGCCCATCTTCTTGGCATCAAGACAGAAACTTACGTCCTCACCACACATGTCCTGTACCTCACCACTCTCAAAGACTTGCATCTGAGGGGCAAACCAAGGATACTCCAAGTTCTCAAAGACACCCTTCTTGATCAGAACCCATCCGAAACCTGTGTAGTCAACTGTAAAGGGTTTCCGACGTTTACCCATGGTCTCAACGGTTTCGTGGTTCATCACACCACGGTTCTTCACAAAGTCATCCTCTTCAAGCCAGTGAGCAACGGAAGTTGTGTGTCCATCCTCAGTAGCGTACCAACCAGCTGCGATCTCATGTTCAAGTCCGAGTTGGAACAGACGATAGAAACTCTCAGTACTGAAAACAATGTCGTTATCAATCCAGAGTTGATAATCATATTCGAGTTTGCCGTCCCATGGAATCTGATTCTTTCCACGCAGGACGTTCGCTCCAAGTACCTTGCATCTTGCAAAGTTCACCATGGAACTGTAGTCTTGTGAAATCTGAATGCTTGCACCACTCTGTACGAGATCAAAACAGAGTTGCACGAAGTTCTTTAGAAATGTGTAAGAACATCCACGGCCAGGAAGACAGAACACAATCTTCTTGCCCTGGATTTCTTTCTTACATAGTTCGATGTCAAAGTCATCCGCAGGGGCAGTCGGTGCTGCTGCCTGCACTTTAAATCCTTTTGCCATGAAAATTCAGTGAGTTTAATGAAATCATACCATGTATATAGGAGCTCGTCAATAAGACGCATCCTCCCCTCTTTCAACTGTTAACGGTTCTATCTCTACTTCTCCGAACTTGATTTGCTCGGATTTTATAGCGTCCTCCAGTTCGTCCGTTGAAAGACTATGGAGTTGCACGTCGTTTGTTCCCTTCTTGTAGACATGAAACACTCGATCCTTCATATATCCTCCGATATACTATGAGTAATTATACATCGACCCTTGGGGGGTTTTGTGGCCACGGAAATTTTTTTGAGGGCCACGGAAAAGTGTTGCGTTTTATATGGCTGTCTCGGATGCATACTTTTATAGATTAGGGGGACCCAGCGTTTTTACTAAGGGGTCAGGGGGGGATACCCCATCCCCATAAGAACTGCTAAATCGCTGTTTTTAGCACGAAGCGCTCACCCTGAGGTTTTGAAGTAGGCACCAGCGTTACCCGCGACAACTGCCTGCTCAGCGTGGGTGGCGTGTCCCTGGTAGTTCTGACCTCGGCGGTTGGTGTTGGTGCGGGGGCCCTTGGTCATGCTGAAGACCAGCTCGCTCTTGCGCGCCTTGCGGGTTGGCAGTTTGGTGACGGTGAACTCACCAGAGGCGATGCGAGCGTCAAGTTCGGAGCGTGTCATGTGTCGGAGGTGGTGACTTGGCCAGTATACACGAAGCGGGGCGGAGGGCAAAGGGCCCTCATGCGAGACGCATTCCAGAACGAAACTCAGTGGTCACAAATTCTTGACCATTCCAGAGACGAACGAACCACTCAAAATTTTTCTGAAATACACATTCTCCACCGAATCCATGTTCGGAAAGAATAGCATTGAGACGAGATTTGGTGGTATTGGATTGCCAACCTCCGTCCATGAGTTTAATCCAACCCTCACCGATTTCTGCAATTTTGTTACCATGAAGCCACACATGTGCAACCTCATTGAATGTTTGCACTTCAGTGTTACCAGACTTCCAATCATCACCGTGGGTGATAGCTTTGTTCATCTGGGTTTCGATCTTACGCATGTGAGAAGTGAAAGGAATTTGTTTGAACTGTGGCCAGTATAGGGCCTCTAGGGGTCAGTGGCGGTCGGAGATGTTCCAGATGCCCCACTGTCCACTGTTGAGGTCTTCGTCAGTCAGGCGACGGCGCAACTCACGCTCACGCTTCTCCTGCTCAAGGACCTGCAACGCGATGGCGCTCAGTTTGGAGTCGGAGGCGAAGATGCCGTTGGAATCGAACTTGGTTTGTTTCATGTGGCTATTGTAGGGCCCTCAGGCGAACGTGGCACCGTTTTTAGCCCAGTTCGCGAATCGTCCATAGGAGACCGTCTGAGGCGCTGCAGCGTTCATCACCAGGAACGCCAGCTGGTGGCGGCGCTTGACCTGGTAGGTTGAGACGGTTCCGCTCTGCCACATAAATTCAACGCCGCGCTTCCAGAGGGGCAGGTTGATGTATTCAACGGCAGAGGAGAGGCGGAAGGTGTCGAGAAGCAAGGTCGTTTCCTTTTGTATGTGGCCAATGTACGGAACCTGGCGCCCCCTGTAAAGGGGCCAGGGCCGGTTCTAGAACTGGTCTAAGAGTTTCTTAGTCTCTTTGTCCAAATCTTCGTTGATTGTGTCATCAAACACTGCCATGAGATCTTCTTCTTTAATGTCGAAGATTTCACCAGGCATGTCTTGAATTTCGTCCCACATAGTTAGTTGCTCAAAGTCCGTTAATAAAATCGTGGAGTGCTTCATCGTACTCCTCTTGAGTTTGATACACTCGCCCGTGAATTGTCATCGGGAAAGTCTTATCAACTCCAGCGACTGATACTGTTTCACAGTCGGCACGATCATAACCCATTTCTACAAGATTTTCAACGTAGGGGTTGTTGTGAATTTGCATCAATTCTTTGTCAAGTTCGAGAGCGATTGTACAGGGATCTTTAAAGGTCATTTGTTGTCAGTGAGTTTGAAGATTGCGTAGATCTTTGCTTGGAGTGAATAATAGTTTTGTTCTTGTTCTACATCTTCACCCAGATGATCTTGATACTCTGAGAGTGCTTCATCAATGATTTCCCACTCTGCATCAGTGAACAATCCACGATAGATTGTTGCGTTGAGTTGTTGTGAATTCATGGGTGACTTGTTTTCCATGCATCTAAGATATCCCACCCACCAGATCACGGTAGTTCGGCACGATACAAAACTACGAAAGAGAATCTAAAGGTTGCTTGTGACGGTCACAGGATTGGCTGTGGCCACACTTTCGGTGTGCGGTTGCAGGATTGGCTGTGGCCTTTCAGTTTGCTACATTTTTACATCGACAATCATAAGTTCAAAATGTTGCTACACGAAGCAATATGATTGACGATGACATCTTCACATCATAAGATACGATTGATGTTTATATTTTGATACTGTCAAATACAATTAATTTCTATTAGTAATACAAACTCAATCATATTACAATACAATTAATAATATCAAAAATATTGTAATTATTTCTGATAGAAATACAAACATGTAATTTCTTTTATCTTTATTCTTTTGTTTTTATTTGACTAATAATTAACACGAATTAATCATAAGTCTCAGAGTATTATTAAGCTTTTTTTAGCTAGCTTTCTTAATCATCTCTGGCAGAGCTATCATAATCATAATACGCGCATGTGGCAAGTACTTGACATAATCACGCGCAGGCTTTATAATGTACATAACATAATACACAGGCGCGGGAGTGGTGGGTCCGTGCAGTATATGCCTGTGTATTATGTCATAAACGCGCAGGATATAAAACACACACGCATAAGCAAACGCGCAGGCCCCTGCGAAGTATATGGCGCAGTACATATGCCGCGCAGGGTATTATTTACCGCGCAGGCCCCTCCCCGCACCCCCGCAGGCTACATCGCAGGCCACCGCGCAGGCAATATACTGCGGCCAATTCATAAACCGCACAGTACATAAACTTCGCAATACTTCGCAGGATATTATGTCTGGGTTCTCTGAGATTTTCTGAGGGGCGTTGCCAAACTCGGAGTTTTATGGTACACTGCGCGCCAAGATCACAAGACCCAAGCACATTTAAGGACACAAATACTGGCCAGATACTCCACAGATACTGGCCAGTTTCTCCACAGCTTTTTCCACAGCTTAATTAAAAAAGGGCTTTTTTATGAATACAATCCATTTTGAATACCAGACCAATAGTTAATCCACCCAGTCAAAATGTACTTAACTCCTACATTCTTTGTGGACTTATGAATGTGAGTAAAGAAAGCAGGCCATAATACCAATCTACCTTTCTTAGCATCTAAGTTATCATAGAACATAAAATCTGTTCCTGACTTAGCATCATTCAGATAGATCATCCATGCCATCATACGTTGAGGATATGTGAATCCATGTTCAGCATGCCATTCTAAGTATCCCTCATCATCATGTTCATACTTCTGAAAATTATACTTTGAATCTAACTTAATTGGCGAAACAATTTCTTGAAATTGATTATATTTTTTGGCATATTCACCTAGACAAGTCATTACCCTATCAAAGACAAGATCAGACATGGGAGAGTTATCATCCATATCATAATAGATCTCTTTATCTTTTTTAATGATCCGATTATTCAGGGGATATTCTGAATGTGGAACAATTGTTGGATGTTGATCTTTTTCTTCAAACAGATCAATGCACATTTGGCATTCTTCATCTGTAAAAACATTATCGTAGACTTCAATAAAAGATGGATTCATAACATTACAATCTCAGATTTGATTCCTTGTTCTCTCAACATATGTTCCCACAAAAGAGCATCTCGTTCATCAAAAAACGTGGCCCTTTGAGTACTTGTCCCTTTCTTCTTTTTTCTTTGATACACCACTTGAAACTTGTAATTACTGGACATCTAGATACCTTCCCTCTTGAGACTTGTATTCACTGAGATTGATTGAATCTCTTCGATTGGTAATGTACTCTAACTCATCATGATTTTCAGTGAAGCATAATACACAACAATGTCTCTTCTTATGTTGAGGAACAAGATTATCAGTTTTGTCCTTGACGCCAATCTCAATGGTGATGTATTGTTCACATTTGAAATACACCCATCCTTCAAGATCTTTCCATTTTACATAATCATCTACTTGGGGTTGGTA